ATGGCGGGCTGTCGGGCGATCACTCTCGGGGAGTTCGGCGAGATACTGTCGGCATGCGGGGAATACCTGCGCCCTCTGGTGGCGCGCCGCTCCGCGGCGATCTTCGTCGTGATGTACTACACGGGCATCCGCATCAGCGAGTGCGTCAGCCTGTCGGTCGGGGATGTTAGCAGCGGCGGCGAGGCGGGCGATTGGCTCTGCGTCCGGAGATGCCACGTCAAGGGCAAGACCCATGGGCGCGAGGTCCCGCTGCATCCGATCGCGCAGCAGGAGATCCACGGGTGGCTCGATTTCGCGGGCCTGCGGGAGGCGCCCCGCGACGATTGGCTCTTTCCCGGTGTCAGCCGCGGCGCGAACCGGCGCTTCAACTTCGCGGTGCACGTCACGGACGTCAGCGTGCGGTACACTCTCACCGGTCTGGCGCAGAGACTGCACCTGGGAGGCAGAGTGAGCACCCACAGCTTCAGGCACAGCTTCGCCGAGCGCTTCTTCCAGGAGAGCGGCGAGAGGCTGCTGCTCACCATGGCCGCGTTGGACCACTCTGACATCAAGAGCACTCTCGCCTACCTGCGGCTGTCGCAGCGCGGCGTCAGGGACGTAATCATGCGGTTCGTGTGAAGGAGGAGATCATGAACAACCAGTCACCACCGATCAGCGCAAGCGCTGGATGTTGGACAGCGCTTATCATCTTTGGCCTGGTGTTCCTCATCTTTTGGGGGATATCTGCTCCCTTTCGGGCTTGTGCACGGTTCAATGCTGAAGTGGCACGCATTCCGGTAAGGGCGCCAACTGCGGCTGAGATAGCCGCGAACCCGCCAGCATTATCCTTATCCAGAGCGCCCTCGCAGGCGGGGGGGCGGGTCGGCACAATCATGACCGTCGACTCCGATAGAGACGAATACATTTACGGCTTCCTGAACATCATGGATGCATGGGCCAGCTATGGATGTGACGGGCGCGGCGGAGGAGTTTCGGCGGAAGAGACAAGGCTCTGGACGCAACGTCAGCTCGCCGGTGAGGAGCAATGCTATTTTGTTCCTAAGGGCACACGCGTGAAGATCGTAATGGACGAAGTACCTGCGAGGCCGTCTCTTTGCCTCGTCGAGGTGCTCGAAGGACAGAAGATCACGAAGCTCGGCCGCGGCTGGGACGAGGAATCCAAGCCCATTTACGGCGGCAAGACGTTGTTCCTTCCTCGATGCGATCTCTCTTAGTCCCACCAGCCGCTGAGCCGTCCCCAGTGGTAGAGCAGCCCCAGGGCCGCCAGGCCCGCGCAGAAGGCTATAGTCCGCCAGTCTCTCACGAGCCGGTATCATACCCCTTCCCTCCCGGTTTCGCCCCGCCAGCGCCCCAGCATGAAGCGAGGGCCGCGCGGGTGCTTCACCCTTCGATCCGGGCGACCGCATCGTTCATCGGCGGGAGGACGACCCGCACTTCGTTGCGAGGCAGATGCAGGCTGGCAGGGTTCAAGGGAAGCATCGCGCGGGCATCGTTTTCGGCGATCGTCGCCGTGACGGACGTGACGGCCGTCGAAGGGACTCCGCCATACCTCAGAACGACGGAAAGGACGGTGAGGACATAGGTTGCCGTCGCCGCTACCAGCTTCCGTGCCGCCCTGAGAGTGACTGCATTGCAGGTAAGTGTGAACCTCGCCGTCGCCGCTACCAGCTTCCGTGCCGCCCTGAGAGTGACTGCATTGCAGGTAAGTGTGAACCTCGCCGCAGCCGCCGCCAGCCGCCGTGCCGCCCTAAGCGTGGCCGCGTTCGCCGTCAGCGCGAAGCTCGCCGTGCCCGCCACCAGCCTGCGCGCCGCCCTAAGCGTGGCCGCGTTCGCCGTCAGCACGAAGCTCGCCGTGGCGGCGGCCAGCCTGCGTGCCGCCCTAAGCGTTGCCGCGTTCGCCGTCAGCGCGAAGCTCGCCGTGCCCGCCACCAGCCTGCGCGCCGCGCGCAGCGTCACCGCGTTGGCGGTAAGGGCGAAGCTCGGCGTGCCCGCCACCAGCCTACGCGCCGCCCTAAGCGTGGCCGCGTTCGCCGTCAGCGCGAACACGGCGGCATCGGCAGTCAAGGTGTACGGCGAGCCGCCTAGCGTATACGTGATGTACAGGTAGGGGTCGCTGGTGAGATTGGTGTAGTCGGCGAATATCGCCGTCATTGATGCGGTCTTGGTAGATGCCCATGTCGGTGCGACGTTGTCCAGGTCACCGCTGAGCCGCGTCCCCAATTTGGTTATCCCCGTCTTGCTGATCGCCGCCAACCCCAGCGCGTTCAGAACCCAGGAATTGTAATTCGAGGTGCTGAGCGAGCCCAGTGCGATATCCGTGTCGGCCATGCGGGTAGCAGGTATGCCGTCAATATCCCATTGTTCTTGATGATCTCCAGACGCAATCGCGGTATTGCTTGCGGGGGTAGTAGAAACAATACCGACCGATTGACTGAACTGATTGCTTACCGAAGAGACTCTAATGTTGATCGCAGCAGCCAGGATTGTTGCCGCAGAGGTGAGCGTATGGGTATCGAATAGAAAGAACCCGCGTCCAAACCGTTGCCATTGGTCGGTAGTTGATGTTGATTGGAATTGCGCTGCATAACTGCTTGAAGTGTCAGAATCTCCGCTTACACTACCCGCCTTCGCTCGATGCACCGCCCAAGAATCCGCGCCAGTCGTGCGGGTATAACCATCAACGCTTGTGCTTTCAGGATGGGGATCGGGGTAGACGGTGAGGTAGCTAGGCATCCTTATTCCTCACCGGCGCGTATGCCGCCAGCCCCGTCAGCGCCTTGGCGTGATCCTCGCAGTGCTCCGCCAGCGCCTCCAGGTCAGGATGCGGCTGCCCCGCGATCTTCCCGAAGTCCTTGTCCGTCAGCAGCCAGGTCGTGTTGTCCTTGGCGGTCGGGTCGCGTTTACCCATGCTCGCCGTGATGTGCGAGGTGGGAACGAAGCGCGACTCCTGCTTGCCCGCCAGCCCCTCCAGGACGTAATCGCCCACGGCGTAGCGCACGGACACCTGCTTGATGTAGCCGTCCTCGCCGGTGATGAACCAGCACACGTGGTAGGCGCAGAGAGCCATGCTATGTGTCCGTCAGGATGCCGCCGGTCTGATCGGAGTCAACGGTCAGAGTCTCGGTGTCCGCCAGCGTGATGCTCGATCCGTAATCCCACCAGCAGATCAGCGCGTCGGTAGCCGACGTGTCGTTGTACAGGATCGCGTAGCGGAACGGCCCGATGCCGCCGGCGGTGGCGGTGAATACCAGGTCGTTGGCGACCAGCTTGTACACCCCGGCGGTCTGGCTGCTGGCGGTGACGACCAGCGCCGAGCCGCCGGTCGTATAGCCGTTTGCGGCTGCCGGCGGCGGGTGGAGCGTGACGGGCTCGAAGACCGTCTGCGACACCGTGGGCAGTGTGTTGGTGAGCGCGATCCTGAGCGTGTCGGAGCCGAGGTTGTGCTTGCCCTCGGCCATGTCCTCGACGAAGCAGTAGAACTTAGTCGGTGTCGCCATTCAGATCTCCTTGCTAGATTCGTTTGACGATCTTGAAACGCAGATGCGAGGCGCTCGGGAAGTCATAGCGGACGCCGCCGACGAATGCCTCGAAGCGCATCTCGGCCCAGTTGCCGAGCCCCGTCCACCAGTTGACGCGGGCCGGCACCGGTGTCACCGTCACGACGCCCGCTTGGCCGTCGGATACGTCGAAGACCCCCGCATCCGCGATCGTGCTGAGGACGTCGTCAAGGCCGCTGCCGCAATGCCGGTAGAGCCGTACTTCCGTGGCAGTCCGGAGGTCGAAAGGCGCATCGTCGCGGGTGAGATAGAAAGGAATCGGCTCTTGACTCCCTTCGCGTAGGATGTATGACATGGGGCTGCTCCTCAGGCGCGCCTCGGCGCCATGTCGACGAAGACCATCTGGCTCAGCGGATAGCTGCCGGGCCGCACCGCGTCGAGCTGCATGGGAATCCACTTGCGCGGGCGCACGTTGCCCTCCCAGACGAAGGCAGTCTCGCCATCGATGTGATCGAGCAGTGTCGTATGCTGACAGCCGGTCTTGCCTCCGAGCCGTAGCGCCAGGTCGCCGCGGCAGGGCTGCGCCATGAGGGCGTGCACCCGCTTCCCGCCCGCGCTGAAGCTGAAGGCGCGGGAAGGATGGATCAAGCGGCGGTGCTCATCCGCGTCGCGCGCGATCATGCTGCTGCTGTTCTTGTTGCTCCAGCGGATGATCGCGCCGAGCCCTAGGCGCTTGCAAGCCTGTGCGATGCACCACGTGCCGAAGCCGGCGCACCACTGGGCGGCCTGCCCCTCCCAGCCGACATACTTCTTCACCCAGGGGCCGCGGTTGTTGCCGCCGATCTCGCGGGCGCCCGAGTAGGCCTCGGCGCGCGCGTAGACCATCGTGACCTCGCCGAGGTCCTTGAAGCGGCGACAGCCGAGCCAGGCCCACGTCTCGGGGCCGCAGGCGCCGTCGGCCTCGATGCCGGCGAGGATCTGGAAGGAGCGGGTGAGCGCCTTGACGAACGGGGTGTAGATGGCGGGGACGGGGATTCCCTCGGCCAGCCAATCCTTCTCGGCGACGCCTTGGGCAGCGAGCAGACGGCTGAGGAGGCGCACCGCCCAGCCGGTGCTGCCTTCCTGAAGCGCTGGCGGGGCCTTGGGCAGTGAGAGAAGTTGCGCGATGGGGTCATACATAGGGGGTCTCCTTCTGGTGCGTGGTGAACGTGCCGGCGGGAACCTCTGCCAGGCGCCGCACTGCTTCATCCAGTACCGCCTGCTTCAGCGTCTCGAACTCGGCTTCCAGGAGCAGGCTGAGGCCGGGGCGGACTTCGCGCGCCGCCGCTTTGACCTTCCGTTCGAGATGGTGCATGCTGAGCCGTTTCAAGAAGTTCATCTTGGAGCCTCCTAGCTCTCGATCTCCGTCGCGTTGTCCCAGTCCAGGATGCGGCGCAGGCTCGCCAGCCGGTCTGGGCTGAACTTCCAGGGTTGGAGCGGCCCTTCCGCGAGATGGTCCCCGGCCCAGACGCGCTGCGTCAGTGGCAGCGCTCCCACGAATTGCAGCATGCTCGTGGCGGCCTCGGAACAGAACATCCGCCCCGGATGCGCCCAGCCCGCCAGGTTCACGCTCGCCGGGAAGAGCAACCCGGCGTAGTCGTACTCGTCCAGGCGGTGAAGGTCGAGCCAGCGCTGCATATCCTCATCCCGCACCTTCACGCTCTCGTAGAGGGGCAGGTAGAGGAGGGCTTTCGGATAGGCGGCCGCGCGCTTGCTGAGCTGCTTCAGGCCGGGGCCGCGTTGACCGGCGGTCCAACCCGCGGCGAGCACCTCTCCCGTGCTGCGGTTGACCACCGCCATCTCGACGTGCACGAGTTCCCAACAGCCGTCGTCGCGGTTGTTGACGCGGCGCTCGCGCAACGCGATGAGGAGATTGCCCGCCCAGCCGGCCAGCTCCGCCTTGCCGGCGCGCACATCGGCGAGCGTCACCCGCGGGAATAGGATCAGGTCGCCGGTACGGATGCGGGGACGGAGCAAGTCGTATTTCATCGCGGTCTACTCCCTTCCCAGCCGCGCCATCGCCTGCGCCAACATCGTGGTCAGCGCGTCGACCCGGTCGTGGATTGCCCGCTGGCCCGTCGAGATGCGCTCCGCGAGTTGCAGGAGTTGCCCGCGGAACATTTCGCGGTCAGCACTGCGTATCCGCTCGTCATGCTTGAGCCACTCGGGGTAGGCTTTCAGGCCGAGCCAAGCGAGGATCGCGATTGCCACGCCCTGGCTCACCGCCCAGACTACCCAGGCCGGTGCGGCGGCAGGCTGCACGGCGCCGTCGGCACTCGCCGCACCAAAGGCCGAGCATCCTATCGCCAGTCCGAGCAGTCCGAGATTGACCAGTTTCACGTCGCTCCTCCTTCTACTCCGGCCACCATTCGGCAGTCATATATTCCACGTCGATCTCCAGGGCGCGGTTCGCGTCGGTGTGCAGCGCGCCGTAGCCCGCGATGGTCACGCGCAGAGGCCCGGTCCAGCCGCTGACATCCACGAGCAACGTCACGTCGCTCCAACTCGTGGAAGGCGTTATCGCCACGCCCGTGCTGAGCGGCGTGCCTGCGGAGTCATGCACCGCGAGTTCAATCGCGTCGAAGTACGCCGCGTTGTTTACCTTGAGACGGGCCGAAACGCGCACGGTGTGACAAGCCGTCGTGCCGCCGTCACCGGGGAACAGTCGCGTTACCGCGCCGGCGACCACGTAGGATTGATTGCACTTCCCCGCGACGTAGAGACTCGTCCACGTGAAGGCGCAGTAGGAATCCGTCATAATTCCGGCGTCGCCGGAGGCGGCTGGTGTGTTGAAGGCACAGGTTTGAGTTGCCGTGACCGGCACGGCGGTGCCGCCGGCACCAGGCATTTTGCCGTAAGCCCAGCATTGAATACATCCTGCCGTCGCGTTCGCGCCGCCCGCCATCTGAAAGACCTGCTTACCCTGCGCGCAGAGGTCATGCACGGTGCCGGTGTCGGACTTCATGTACTCGCGGCTGCCAGCGACTGGCGCAGGTCCGACGAACGCCCGCGCCTTGTCCGTGGGCGGCGACGCGGGTGTGCTCGACTGCTCGGCCAGGTCGGCCCAGGTCCCCAGTGCCGTGCGGGTGAACTTGCCGCCGTAGGCCACATTGTCGTTGCTGGCGATCTCGCCAGACACCCCGTAGCAGACGCCGTTGGCGGCGGTGCCTTCCCCTTTCACGCCGACTTCGGTAGTGCCGCTGGCGCTCGTCTGTCCATGTATGGCGAACGCCTGATCGGTGACGATCTGCACTTGGTCGTTCGCCGTCGCTGGGCTGAGCACTGTGCCGACTCGTTGCCAATAGTTCACCAGCGCCCCGAGCGCCGCGCCGATGGCCGCGAGGATCGTCTCAAGAACATGGCTGGCGAAGTGCGCAGCGGTATCGCGCACCCCCACCAGGTCCGCGCCACTCGGCGTACCGACGGCAGCCAATTCCGTCTCGGTCGGATAGCGCCCGTCATGATCGGCATTCGTGGCGCTGGGCATGTCCCTCAACTCGGTGTGCGCCGCTTCCTGGCAACTCGTGTCCTCGCCCGGGCCGTCTCCGGGCATCGGGCTGGCGCCGAAATACGCCGCTGAGACTTCCGGCGCGGGCTCCCTGAGCTTCGCGTCGATACGCTCGTCCACCATGTCATGCAGCCCGGCGGTGAGGTGCGAGAGCGCCTGCCGTCGTAGGAATGGGTTAGCCATTGTCGAGCGCCTCCGCCAGGTAGTTGGCGCCGGAGATCTCCGCCCCCGTGTCCTTGAGCGTGAAGCTCTCGACTAGGATCGATACCGTGGTGTTGTTCACCGCGTCGGCGATGATCACCGTCCATCCGCGCCGGATGCGCGGGTCGCAAACCGCCTCAAAGCTCACGCCGTCGAAGAGCCGCACGCTCTCGTCGAGCTCCCCCAGCGCCACGTCGCCCGCCAGCGTCTCCGGGTACTTGCTCCCGAGGTCGATGTACTTTGTGCGGTGGCGGCCGCCGAGCCGCGTCCAGAGGTCGGCGTGGTTGCGCTGCCACTGGTCGAGGCTGCCGTCGCCGTCCCAGTCGCGCGTGAACGTGTAGTACGTGGCGGGAGTGGCGTTGCCGTCGATCTCGTAGACGAGCCGGTAGGCGACCCGCGTGTTGATCGTGAGCTCGCTCAGTCCGATGCCCAGGCCGTGCGTGTCCACGACGGTGATCTTGGCCGCCTGGCAGAGGACTTGGATGTACCGGCCGTAGCCGAAAACGATCTTGCTCTTCGGCACCTCGATCTGCGAGGACGGGGCATAACGGCCATCCAGCGCCGGCGTGAGCATCTGCCAGGGGTCGGTAACGAGCTCGCGGACCATGAGCTTCAGCCCCGGCCAGAAGCCCGCGCGCAGCTCTGTCTGGTTGTTGCCCTGCGCGGCCCACTTGTTCTTGCTGCTCACCATCACCGCGTTCACGTACTCCACGTTCTGCGGCGCGAGCATGTCCACCTGCATCAGTTCATACCAGTGCACCGGGTCGTTGCCCGGCAAGTCGAAAGCCGTGAGGCAGGTGTTGCCGTCCCCGTCCCAGATGAACGGCGACTTATCCGCCCACGTCCCGCCCTCATCGTCCAGGCCCCCCTGCCGGCTGCCCCACAGCACACCCGAGGCGAGCTCCGCGCCGACGGTGATCTCGACCTCCTTATCAGGGCCGCTCTGCGGCTGCGCCAGGATGTTGCGCGGGTACATGATGCTGCCGGTGGCCACCACGCGGCTGTACAGATCCCGCGTGCTGCGCACCAGCGCGACGCTCTTTGGGTGCACCAGCGTCGCGTCCTCGTTGCCGGCGGTCTTCTGTTCCATGAGCGCGCAGGTCCACTTCAGGGTCGCCGGCTCCCACCACAGCCGCAGATGTGGCGCCATGTCGCGCTGCACGTCGCGCAGCAGGTCGCCGCAGCGGCCCTCATAGCGCTTCGCTTGCGCCAGGTCCAGGCCCAGCCCGCCGCCGGGGAAGTCGATGTCGCCGTCCAGGGCGCCAATCCCGCCGCTGGCCTTGCTGCACTTCAGCGCCGCCTTGAGCAGCACCGTCACGTCGACGTCGGTCGCGCCCGTCGCGGCGGACTCCAGGTTGGCGTCCACATTGGAGAGGTAGTACGTGCGGCCGGTGGTGTCCTCCAGGATCGTCAGCGCCCCGGCGTTCCAGTCCACGCCCCAGTGCGTACTAGGCACCCCCCCCTTGACGATTGGCGGGTCGGCCCCCGGCTCATCCACGCTGAGCAGGATGGCGCGCGGCGCCCAGGGCCGGCGCACCAGCTGCGTCGCCTGGTCGAATGCCGGGTCGATGCCGCCGCCGATCACCACGAAGCCGAAGATGTATGGCCCGAGCACGTCCGGATCGACCGGCGTCACCAGCCGGTAGGCGTCGTCCGCGACGATGGGCGTAGTGCTCGGTGCCAGCGCTACGGAGCAGTCGCACTCATCGAGCAGCACGTCCCAGTTGCTGGCCTGCAGGCTGAAGCCGAGGTCGGCAGGTTCGCAACTGTCGACACGCCCCTGGAACTTCACCTCGGTCTCGGCTCCGACATAGGCCGTCACGCGCGCCTCAGCGAAGAGTTGCGCGCGGTTCGTCTCGCTGCGCTCGTTGCTCAGTCCTTCCGCCCAGACGAGGCGGCAGCTGAGCGTGCTGGGTTTGTTATCCTGGTGCTCGATGCTGAGGCTGCCCGCCTCGTACTGGAACTCCAGCCAGGTATTGCTGCCGGTGAAATTGGTCTTGAGTTCCAACTTGAAAGCGGCGGTCTTCTCATACTTGAGAAGCTCGGTGTAGGCGGCGCCGGTGAATCCCATCTAGCGCCCTCCGTCCCATACAGCACTGCTCGCCACGCTGTCCCAGTTTGTGAAGTGCCCCTGGTCCGTGACGTTCATCTCCAGGGTGACGTAGGGCGGCAGCGAGTTGCCCACCGAGTTGAGCATGCCCAGCAGCTCCGGGGGCGCGGTGAAGGCGCGCCCCTTATAGCAGCGGTAGAGGTTCGCATTGGCGATGACCGTCTCCCCCGGCTGCGCGTGCGGCTTGACGATGCTCTTCGTGTAGATGTAGAGCTCCTGGCGGATCTCGTTGACGTAGTACTCTAGCCAGGCGCTAAGCCAGCGGCGTGTATCCGCCGCCTGGTTATTCAGCAGCGTGCCGTAGCGCGCCGGGAAGGTGATCGCCAGGCCGATCACGTACTGGCGGTAGACGGCGCTCGGCGGCTCGATCAGATGCGGGCGCCCCAGGCGGTCCGATACCTGCACGCCCGGCTCGCTGTACTTCGGCAAGACCGTCGCCATCTTCAGCGTCAGATAGTCGAGGTGATCGACGGTGGCGTTGCCCCAGATCCTCACCGCGCTGATCGCGCTCATGGCGAAACCTCGGAATAGGTGACAGGTGACAGGTGACAGGTGACAGCAAAGCAGAAGCCCATCCACCTGTTCCCTGTTCCCTGTAACCTGTAATCTCTCTTCCTGTAACCTGTAACCTGTAACCTGTAACCTCTCTTCCTGTAACCTGTAACCTGTAACCTGCTTCTCATCGGATTCCTGCTCCTTGATTGGCCAGGCGCAGGCGGCCCGTGACCATCGCCGTGACCACCTTTTCCGCGCCCGGCGTGAAGTTGATCTGCACCGCCACCCCCGGCGCGAAGCTGGCGCCGCCGGCCTGCGCGCGCAGCCCGAAGAGCCGGGAGGTGGGGCTCGCGGCGATGAGGTAGTTGAGGCTGTCGGGGATCACGCGCACGGCGTTGACGACTTCGACCTTCTGCACCTCGGCCCGCTTGCCGCCGAACTTCTTCACCAGCCCGTCGATGATGCCGCCCAGGAACCCGCTCACGAGACCGCCGAAGGGCCCCAGGCCCGGCATGACGGAGGAGATGATGCCCTTGAGCGCGTCTCCTACCGCCCGCGCCAATGCCTCCTTGGCGCTCTGCCAGTCGCCGGTGATCAGCGCTTCTCCCGCCAGCCGCGCCGCCTCCTGGAGTCCGGACACGAAGCTCCCCAGCGCATCCTGCCCCGCCTGCTGGCCTGCCTCCTGCGCCTTCTGCTGCTCTTCTGCTCCGCCGGCGGTGGGGATGCCGAGCCCCTTGTACTTCTCACCGAAACCCCCTCCCAGGTACTCGCCGCCCGCTCGCAGCACGAAGGAGCGCATGCCGCTTAGATTGAACTCCGGGCCGCCAACCGTTTTCGTGCCGTAACCCTTTTCCCATCCTGCTCCCGGGCTCTCAGTAGACCACTGAGTCTGCGGCTCCCCTCAGGTGGGGCCTTCGCACGGCTTCATCCAGAAGTACTGCGTCGTTCCGCCGCCCGTCAGGGCCGGCGCGGCTCCCAAGGCGGCATATCCTGGCGCGCCTATGCTCCCAACGGCCACGGGTTCCGTGCCCACCGCTCCCGGCGGAATGATTGCCGGAGCCGTTCCCTGGATTGCCGCTGCTGCTGCTGCCGCCGCAGCCGCAATCTGCGCAGCGCTGATTTGGCCCGCGGCGTTCATCAACGCGCTCGCCGCGGCCTGCAGGCAGCCAGCGGCGCCCCTCAGATCAGTGGCGGCCACGACGAGTTGTTCCGCGGCGACGAGCTGCACCTCAACGGCGGTTATCGCCTGTTCGCCTTGCGCCGCCCAATACTCATAAGCGGGGCCGAGTGCTGCCTCCATCTCCTTGGCGTAGGGCGCCATGCCTTCCTGGGCTTTGAGGCCGGTGACCATATCCACGAGGCCCTTCATGGCCTCCAGCCCTTGCGCTACCAGCTGGGCTTCTTGAACGACCGCGCCCGGCTCCCGCGCCGCGAGCGCCTTGGCGTTCTGCTCTCTATACCGTTCCAGGTCTTCGCGCGCCCGGTCCTGCCGCCGCATCTCCGCGTCGTACTCGATCCCCACCGCTTCCAGCGTCGCGCCTTTCATTCTGGCGTGACTGGCCCGCAGGCTGGAATATGCATCTTCCAGGCCGCGCAGCGCCCCCCGCAGGCTGTCGACCTGCGCTGCCAGAGCGTTGAAGCGCTCCTCGGCGGTCTTCATCGCCGCCTTCAGCCCCTCGATGTGCTCGGTGCTGACGAGTTCCTTGGATGCCGCTTCCATTTTCGCGAAGATTTCGGGGTATTTCTGCTGCAACGCGGTGAAGTCCTGCGCGCTCAGGCTGGTCTTCAGCTTCTCGTACAGGCCCGCGAGCGTCTGGCGGTATTGAGTCTCCGCCTCAGTTAGCCGCGCCTGGCTGAGCGTCCCCTGCTGCACCATCTCGCGGTAGACGGCGAGCTTGCGGGTCATTTGGTCTATTTCGTCCTTGGCCGCGGCGAAGGCCTGCATTGTGGGATCGGCGGCGAGGCCGGCGGCGGTGAGCGCCATGCCGGCGGCGAGCTTGCCGATGGGCGGGCGGTAGCCGAAGCCCCAGTATCCGATGCCGCGCTCGCCCGCGCCGAACTGGTCCTGGTAGCCGATGCGCCCGCCGGCTGCCGCGCCCGTGGCGATGGCGACGTGTTCCGGGCCCCCGAGTGGGCCAAGCTTCCTGGCGAACAGCACATCGGCGGGACCGGCTTCGCCCGGCTTGATCTTCTGCCAGCCCGCCTTCTTCATCCAGTTGACGAGCTGGCCCGTGTTCTGGAAGTCAGTGGGAACGTCAAAGCCCCAGGAACGGAGATAGGCGCTGGTCGTAGCCGCGCAGAGGTTGTCCACGCCTCCGACGACACCCTTCGCGATCTCGACCGCCGCGCCGGTCATACCGGGTGCTTGGATGTACTTAACCGCCGCCTCGCGATAGGCTGCCTCCTGCTCGGCGGCATAGACGGGCGCCGTTGCCGCCACTTGGGCGTCATGCTCTGCGATAGACTCATAGGCACCGGCGGGCTGCGGCTCCGGCAAGACGAGGTTTCTTCGCTCCTGCAGCATCGCGTCGTAGGCATTCCTGACGCGCTTGGCGGCGGCGGGATCGATGCTCTCCAATTCGCCGATCGCTTCCGGGACGCCCGCCATCTGCCGGCGAAGAATGCGGTTCATTAAGTCGGCTTCGGCTTCTCCGCCCCGGGGGCCTGCTCTCTGGGGCCATCCGAACGAAACGCCAGGTTCACCCCTACGAAGATCTCTGATGGTCGCGACGAGCACGGCCAGTTCCGCCGTCACGGCGGCGATCGGAGCGAGGCTGGCTCCTATCCCTGCCAAGCTTCTGCCCAGCGCGCCGACGCCCGCGGCGGCGCCGGTGAAGTTCAGGCGCACCAGATTCCCGAAGATCTGCACCATGGCGGCGCCCGGTCCGACCACCCCATTCATCACCAGCCCCATCCTGAAGAGGGCGGGGATCACCCTCGTGTCGATGATCACGGCAGCAGCCTTGCAGTAGAAGGCGACCTTGATCAGCCAATCCACGAGTCTGACTAAGCCGCTGGCCCCCACCAGAACCGCAAGGATAAGACCCAACGCTTTCAGTCCGAAGGCGAGCTTGTTCACGCTCTCGGCCAGCGCCTCCGGGTGTTCCTTGAGACGGGCGGCCAGCTGCGCCAGCTTTCCCGTGCCCGCGGTGACCAACGGCTCCAGCAGATCGCCCAGCGCTTTCGCACCCGCCTTCAGGCCGGCCATGAACTCCGGATCGGCGGTGAGACTGGCGAGCGCCTCCCTAACGCTCTTCAGTATCCTCTTCCACTGATCGTTCACCTCCTGTCCGATAAGCGCGAGTCCAGGAGTCAGCGTATTCTTGAGTTCCTGGAGCATGCCGGCGGCTTTAGCGCGGTTCAGCTCCGTGGCTCCCGCGAAGGTGTCCCGGAAGATCCTCAGGATGGCCTCGCCCATCTGCTTGCTGGCGGCCTCGGTCGTGATCCCCGCTTCCTTGATGACCTGGCCCGTCTCGTCGAACTGGACGCCGTACTCCTTCAGCTCTTGCTTGCTGATGCCGAACCTGAGGAGCATCGGCGCGCGCAGGGCGCCGGCCTTGGCGCGCTCGTAGAACTCGGCGACCTCCTGCATTAGCATCGGCTCCTCGGCTGTGCTGAGGGCCGAGACGACGTCGCTGAAGATCTTCCATTTGTCCGTCAGCCCGCTTACGGCCTCGCCTTGGAGCAGCAGGTACTTCGTGGCGTTGCCGATGTCCTCGATCTTCAGTGGGGAGGTGGCAGCGAACTTCAGCAGCTCGGCGGTGAGCTTGTCGGCTTCGGCCTTGCTCTTGAGCAAGGTCTCGAAGCCGCGGGTGAGACTGTCGACGGTGCTCAGGGCCTTTAGGCCTTCCCGCGCCACCAGAATGAAGCCGCCGGCAAGAGCGCCAAAACCGATTCCGGCGATGCGCTGCAGGCCGCGCAGACCCTGGTCGAACTTCTGCAAGCCGTCATGGACTTGCTTAAATCCAGCTTCCAGCTTCTTGAGCTCGCCGACGGCGCCGGAGGTGCTCCCCGTGATGGTGAGCTTGGCCGTGAGGTTGCCGGCTGGGCTCATTGCTCGCCCTCCCCCGCTTCACTGTAACCTGTCCCCTGTAACCCGTCGCCCTCTTGACTCAGGAATCTTTCGCCGCGTGGATGGTCCAGCGGGTAATGCCAGCAGTCGAGCTCGGTGCGCAGCTCCGCCTCCACATCGGCGAGCCCGCTGCACCACTCGCACTCGCTCTTGCCGTTATCGTCCTGACCCGGGAGGGGCGGATTGGCATAGAACGAGTCGAGCTGCTCCTGCAGGGCTGTCACCGTCCGGCTGTGTTCGATCACGGCCATGCAGATCAGCATCTCCTCATGGCAGAGGGCCCTGGCCTGCTCGACGCCTCCCAGGGCGCCTGCCAACTCGACGAGCACTTCATGCAGGGCGGGCGGGTGCGAGGGAAGCTCGACTACTGGACGTCCGGCTTCGAGGGCTCGCTCCCGTCCGCGTTCGGCTTGCTCTGAAAGCCTGCCAGCGCGCCTTTCAGCGCGCCGGCGAAAAAACCGATGACCGCCTTCAGGTCCTGGATGTTGACTTGGAGGGCCAGAGCGGCGAGCTGCGCACCCTGGTCCCAGTCCAAGTCCAGTTTCTCAAGTTCGGCATAGCTGAGCCTCGTGCTGACGCAGGAGAGCCGGATCAGGAAGCTCGCCGAGCTCCTGAGCAGCGGGGCCGCACTGACCTCCGGGCTTTCCTCGCGGAACGCCTGGATGATTGCGTTCACGCTGACATCGAGCGTCTCCATGAGCTCGGGGAGCTTCATCCACGGCACCTTGCGGACGGTGAGGCCGAAGACCTGGGGCGGCTCGTAGGCCGCGATGGCGCTGCTCGCCTCGCCGATGCTGTTGATCTCGGTCTCGCTCATTGCTACTCCTGCTCCTGGTTCTGCTGACAACTGACAACTGGCAACTGGCAACTGCCTCGCCCTAGACGCCCGCCGAGATATCGCTGCCGTAGAAGTTGAGGGCGCTCTTGAACTCCGGGCTGAACGCGGTGAAGCTGCCGATGGCGCCCTTGGTCAGGTTGAAGTTGGCAGGCAGGGTCACCTGTTTCGCGGTGTGGAAGCGGCGACCCGGCGCGGTGAGCAGGTCGTCGGGCAGCCGGCTGAAGTCCAGCTCCCAGAAGTCGATGATGCCGCCGACGGGCCTGCGGGCGTTGGCGTCCGCGACGTTGCCATGGAGGTTGTACAGTCTCACCGGCAAGAGGCGCTCACTGCTGGCGGCGGCGCCGAAGGGCTGCACGATGCTGGGGCTGAAGACGGCCCACGTGTTCACCCGGAAGCCCTTGCCGGAATGGCTCGCAGCTCCGGTTGCGGTGAGCGCGATGCTGCCCGTCGCCTTATCCCAGGTGTAGTCCGTCCCTGACGTCAGCACGTTGTACGTGCGGGTGCTGGTGACGATGCTGATGTGCTCCAGGTTCACTAGGTCGGCGAGCGCCGGTATGGTGCCGAACACATCGCTACCGGGACCGGCGAACGTGACCTCGCTCAAGCTGCTCTCCACTATGGCCGCGAGCTTGGCGCCGGCATCCGTGATGTCGTCAGGACCCGCGAGTGCGCTCACGACCACGGCGAAATGCGTCGATCTGGGCTGCAGCGCAGTCGGGATGGGCGGCGTCCAGGCCACGTTCATGCCCTTAGATCCGGTCGCGGTGATCGGCGCGCTCGCACTCGGGGTGCCGTAGATGAATTGTCGGCCGCGCTTTTGCGTCGCGCCGAAAGGCAGCGCCAGGCTCAGGCCGCGGTGCTCGTCGGTGTCGGCGTAGACAGGGACCACCCAGACGTGGTAAGCGCCCGCGCCGAACGTGCCGGTGCCGCTTTCGGTGGGCGTGACGGCGGTCGGCACGGGGAAGACCTCGCTGAAGACCTGGGGCAGGCCGTAGGGCGTGATGTTGTAGTACTTCTCGGTCTGCTTGAGGCGCAGGATGTTGGCCGTCCGGCGCATCCGCGAAGAAATGTCCAGCGTCTGCGCCAGGCCCTGGCCGACGAAGAGGTCCTGGGCCAGCGGGCCCATGATCTCCTTGAGGCTGAACTGCACGGTGGCGCTGACTTTGCTCACCTCGCGGTCCACGACCTGGCTCTGGCCCATGATGACGTGCTCGAGGGTATCGTCCTCCATCGTGAAGCGGGCGTTCACGGCTTCCGTCTCGCCGAAGATCAGCTCGCCGTCGGTGAGTGGGATCGCGACGCGGCACTCGCCCCGGAAGACGAAGTCCTTGTCGAGCAGTTGATTGGATTGGCTCATTGCTTAGGCCTCCTTCTGTGTGTGGGCGAGAAACCCCGCCGAATCTGTCACGTTGCCCGCCTTCTGGTGGTGGGCGAACCACGCCGGGTCGAGGTCGATCCACTCGCCGGCGCGGAAGTTGTTAGGGGCATGGGCGAAGTCCCGCAGCACGTAGCACCGCACCGGCTTGCTCGGGCTGTGAGGCCGGGACGGCACTAGGGGCGCGGGTTTTACGCCGGGGGGCGGGTCCCCGGTGGACCCAACTTGTTTCAGTGAGGGCGGCGGATCGCCTGTCGCGCCGCCGGTCTTCTCTGGGGTCATTCCAGTCTCCTTGCGGTCAGATTGATCACGGCGACGTAGATGAGATCCTTGCCGCCCTTGTCGTTGTCGGCGCCGGCCCGCCCTACGAGCTGCGGGTCGATGTCCAGCTCCGCGCTCACGTCCCAGCCGTCGGCCAGCTCGGTCGAGTGCTCGAGGATCTCGGTCTTGATCGTATACGCCAGATCGGCCAGGCCGAGCACGCCGGTCCTGGACTTCACGGCGCGGGACGTTAGGACCACAGCCATGCTCATAGCGGCCTCTTGGTTCTCCTGCTGCTCGGTAATGCCCGCCACCAGGGTGGCGGCGGGGAATGCCGGCGGTCGCACATCGGCGATGCCGATCTCGATGCAGCGCAGGCCGAAGCGCGGCTTGAGCGTCGTCTCGTCGGTCAGCAGCGACTCGAGGGCGAGTAGCAGCAACGCGACGGGCGAGGTGTATGTCTCGGTCATCAGAGGGCTCCCGCCGGGCTGAAGCCCGGGAGCACCTTGGCAAGGTATGCCTGCACGACTTCGAGGATGGCGGGCATGTCGCGGTCGCCCAGCCCCAGGAACGGCCGCGGGCGGATGTTGATGTTCATGAAGATCAGGCGGGCCCCGGGGGTCTGTCTGAGCACGAGTTTGCCTTGCGGCAGGCCCTTGTCCTTAGCGCCCGGCTCGGGTAGTATCCAGAAAGGCGCGGGCTTGCTGCCGGCGCCGCCGAACTGGTGGCGCGCGGCATAGGGCAGGGGGGACCCAACCTCGGTAGTCAGGTCATCCGGCTCGCGGTGCACGATGCTGCCCATCAGGCGCCCGGTATACGTCAACGGGATGTTCTTGCCGCCTTCCCATGCGGCGAAGATAGGGAGCTTGGGCGGCCACGCCTTACCCTCCGGGTCGCTGTGCGCCTGGAAGCGGCGCTTGGTCTGGCTGACCACCATCTTCCCAATCGCACTCATCAGGCCCTTGGGACTCTGTAGGTTCGCGACGAGGCGCTGGATGGCCTCGCCGATCTCCTCGAATCCCTGGGCTTCGACGCGGAGTGCGATCTGCGCCATTACCAGTCAGCCTCCATCTTGCTGCGCCGGTCCGGGTTCGCGGGGTCGCGGGCATAGGCCGGCGCTTCGTCTTCGGTCGTGGAGCTCATGAGCAGCTGGGGCTGCTCGGTGCCGCCGGCGGAGAGCTCGCCCTTGCGCATCTCCTTGAGGCGCGCGCGGGCGCTGTCGGCTCCTCGAATCCAGGGGTTGCGGGCCGGGTCGTGGCCGGCTCTGCGCCAGAGGGCTTCGAGGGCCATAGCCACGGCATAGCGGCGCAGGGCGTCCTGCACCGTCGCGTCTGTCGTCTTCACCCGGCCAGCGAGGTAGTCGTCCACCGACGCGGTCGCGTCGGTGATGATCTGCGCCAGCAGGGCGGCCACGCCGCTGTCGGTCCAGAAATCCGGGTCCTGCCAGCTCAGGTCAGGGTCGCTCAGCGCGTTGTCGACCAGCTGGGCCAGAAGCTCCTCGCTCTGGGCGTTACGGAGATCCGCGACGGTGCAGTATGCCACTGCTACTTACCCTCCAGCTCAGCGAGACGCGCCAAGGCCGCGTCTCTCACTTCCTGCTGCGCCTTGCGCGCGAGGTCGCGCAGCACGCCGACGTGCTCGCAGCGCTCGATGGCGGGGACGAGCTCGCCGAGCGTGAGCGCGTTGGGGTTGACTTCGACGCCGGCGGCGGTGACCGCCCGGATGGCGCGGCCGCCGCTGTACGTGAGGGCGAGGATGTCGCCGCCTGCCGGATGTTCCTTTTCAGGCAGGAGCAGGCCCAGGCGGCTCTTGGCTGCTTGTCTTACGGAGGGATGCGCGCTGTCCGCGGCGACGGTTTCGAGGATCGCTTTGTTCGAGCACCGGGCGACGGCGAACAGGGCGTCCGAGACGCTGCAGGCGTTGAGCGCGCGTAGCGTCCAGGGGCCGGTCCGCACCCAGACCGCATGGTCCAAGCGCTCGCGGATCACCGGGTAGCGGTGCTCATTGAGGAGCGGCTCCTCGATCGGGAAGCCCGGCCACCATTGCTCCAACGGCTCCGCAGCTCCCTCCGCGCAGAGGCGTCGCTCGGGCTTATTGGGCACGAGGATGATGTCGCCGGGCGTCAAGACGCGAGATGCCAGCTGCCTGGCGGCAGTCACGACGATCGCTCCCTCGATGGGCGAGGGCGAATCGACGGGCGTTAGATTCATGACGAGCGCGGGCTTGACCGTCATCGTCTCGTTGGCCGGAGAAGCCGGTGGAACCGGCGGCGGGGCCGGCTTAGCCAGCCCCGCCTTCTCAGTCGTTGTCGTTTTGGTTTTTGCCATGCTCAGTCTCCCTAGCTCGCGCCCGTGGAACCGAAGGCGCATTGCCACAAGCCATAGCCCATGTTGTAGCGGGCGCGGGCTCCGAAGAGGAAGGTGTCGCCCTTGAAGACGCTTTCGCTCGCGGGATCGGTGACCGAATCGAACTGCGGAGGAATGCGCTCCTGATAGATGAGCGGCCGCACCGGCTGCCCGGTGTCCAGCAGGAACCAGTAGTGGTCCGTCAGGCCCGGTAGGACCTTGAGCGTGAACATCTGATTCAGGGCGTTGCCGATCAGAGCCGTCCCGCTGATGGTGATTTCGCTGTTGAGCATGTTCCGCGCTGCGATCTCGTCCATGGCGGACACCACGAGCACGTTCGGCCGGATGCCGAGACGTTTGCCGCGATCATCCTTGAACTTGACCATCGCCGCGTAGGCGGCGGCGAGGTAGCCGCTGGCGTCCACTTTGTGGGTTTCGTTGTTGACCTGCGTGCCGCTGTCGCCCTCGGAGTGGGTCGCGCAGCAGAAGTACTGGCCGTCGTAGCAGGTCTGGGTGAAGGCGCCGTTGAGCAGGTCGGTGAGCAGCTCGTCGGGGTGCTGGGCGGCGCGCATGCCCAGACCGGCGATGCGCGGGCGGATCATGCCCAGCTGGTCGTCCTCGATCGCTTCGCGTTCGACCGGGACGGTCAGCTCCCACTTCTTGTTGATGATCTCGTAGTGGTAGTTGCGCAGCCCGGAGAACGTGCGCTCGCCAACCCACTCCCGCATGCCGGGGAGGGCGCCGAGCCAGCTATAATCCTCGCTCTTGTGAGTGCTCGGAACGACGGTGCAGAGGTCTTGATACTCCGCCGTCGTCTGCCCGAGCGTTTGGGTGAATAGGGCCCGGTATCCGGTCGTCAGGCCCGCCAGGAAGTCGGCTGTTACGATGCGTGCCATTGGCGTGCCTCCTTAGTTGACCGCCCGGTCGATTCTGACCCAGACGAGGGACCCGTCCAGGGTTTCGAGGTCGCCGACGTAGTCGCCGCCGCCCGCCAGGTTGGTCTGCGCCAGCGCCTCGACCAGCCCTGTCCCGTCGTTGCCCGTCTTGTTGGCCACGCTCACCAGGGCGTTGGCCTGGGCGTTCGCCGCGATCGCCGTGATGATGTCCGACGCGATCGTGCTGATGGCGCTGGTGGCGCGGGCCAGGTTGACCACGATCCGCGTCCCGCTGACCACGATGCTCAGGCTCGCGGTGGTTCCACCCGGGTCGACGTACTCGATCGTGATCAAGTTGCCGAGCGGGCCGAGCAACGGCGCCCTGGCCGTGAACGTCAGGTCGTTGTTCGTGTGGCCGGTGAGGTTCGTCGAGTAGTTGGCGACGGCCAGCACGAGCGTGTTGTCGTCGCTGACGCCGAGCGGCTGGCCGACGTTGGCCTGGGTGATGGTGCCCGTCTTGGCGAACTTGTGCAGGCCGCGCTTGAGTACGCGCACGACTTTGCTCCCGCCTGATGGGTTGACCACCTCCTCGATGGCTATGCCGACGAAGAGGCCACCGCCGATACTCGCTTCCACGGCGTAGCCCGTGCCGTCGATCATCACTAAGCCGCCCTTGTAGATGGTGGTTGCGGACTTGACCGGGTAGGCGATAATCTCGCCCGGCTTCTCATCCCGTTGCGTGCTTGCCGGCAGCGCCATTTAGGCACCTCCTTGCTTCTGCGCCGTCAGGGTCTTCGGATCGAAGCCCGACGCCTTCAAGCCCTCTGCGAACTCGGGTGTCATGGCCGCCATGTCGAACTCGCCGGGGGCGGGCTTCGCGATCTCGCCGTAGTGGACTAGCGGCGGTCCCGCCTTGAGCGTCTTGACGACCTGATCCGTCGCCGCTGCGTTGCCGTGCACCGCGTCGAGGACGCCGCGCACGCTCTCCTCGTTGGCGGGCACGATGTAGCCCTCGCGCTTCAGGCCCGCGATGAGGCTGTCGATGGCGGCGACCTTGCTGCGCATGGCCTCGCTCGTCCTGTATTCCTCGACTTCCGCGCTGAGCTTGCTGACTTGCTCGCTCAGCTTGCCCACGTCCGTCTCGAGGGTTTTCTCGTGCTGCGCCTTGTAATCGTCGCGCTCCTTGGTGAGCGCTTCGACCGAGGCGAGCAGCTTGTCGCGTTCCGCCGCCAGCGCCGTCGCATCCTCAGCCCCAGGCGGAGCCTGGGCCGGGGAGAGCGGCGCCTTTGGCGCGTTGCCTGTGCCTTGAGGGGGCATGGGCACCTCCGGGGGGGATTGATTACTGCGGGCATCGCCCGCGATAGTGAGGATGCGCTGGCCAGCCGCGGCGGCGGCCAGGGGATACGCATAATATTGAGGCTCGGGCTGGTTTTCATCCCGTTGATCAGGTTCGCGAGCGGGCATCGGCCCTAGCGCGGGGACGGCGGGACGATCCAGACCGAGGAATCCCAGTCCGGTCAGATAGCGCTCGAATTGCCCATAGAACTTCTTGCCCTCCAGGTACTGCGCGTCATGCCATTCCATGCTTCGGGTGGGCCACTGGCCGCGGTCGATCTCATCCGCGAGCCAGTAGTCCATGATCGCGAGGTCCGCATAGAGCACGCCGGCGCGAGTGGAGAGCGCGATAATCAGGCCCAACGCAGGGCCGAGAGCGCTCCAATTCCATAGACGGGGATGATCGCAATTGACGGTCGCGCAGGACCAAAACGGGTCGTAGTTCGCTACGAGCTCGTCGAAATAAGGCTGATCGAACGTCACCGGCACCGGCGGCCAGGCGGGGGTGTACGTCCCCACTTTGCAGATGGGCACGCCGAGGTAGATCGCAGAACGCGGATCGAGCGGATAGTCAGCCGTGCCGTCGGCGGCGGCGGTGAGAATGCGTCTCATCGACTCTTCTCCTCAAATAGCTTCGTCAGTTGCACCAGAAGTTCTGAGGGCGTCAACTTGCCCGCATACCACGATTCCGCTAGTCGCCCAGCATCGCTCCGCCGGCGGCTGGCCTCGCGAATCCGTTCCTTGTCTGCCGCTTTCTGCTGTCTGCGCTGGCGGGCGCGGCGTTGGAAATCAGCTTCCCTGGTGCCGGGCGGTTTCATCTGATCTGCTCCTCCAGGTTCTTGTATCGCTCATCGCTCGGCGCCCAGGCGCCGAACGGCGCGGCCACGCCCTTGCCGCCGGGTCCGGAGTACCATTCGGGTTGGTTCACCGGCGGCGCCGTCTGCGGCTTCACGCCTGACCTCTCCAGCATCCCGACTGTGACCGTGGCGATGCTCGACCCGCAGTTGAAGTGCAGGGGCGGGATATAGCTGCGCCAGGTAGGATCGTCCACCGGCCAGACCTTGCCCGCCATCTCGACGCACGTCGGGAACTGAGGATCGGGGTTGATGAACTCGATGTACGGGAACAGCTCCTTGTCCGCCCAAACCTCGTCCATTTGCGCCGTGTTGTACGCCTTCGCCAGGTTCGTGTGGTAGATCGTCTCGACGTGCCAGGCGTGCAGCGCCGTCCCCTGCTCGACGTAGCGCGCCTCCAGGCGGTCGTAGAGGTAGTCGGCGAACTGCTGCACTGTCCAGCCCCAGTGCATCGCGTCCTGCATCGCGCCGCCGATGTGGCGCACGTCGGCCTCGCAGAGATCCCAGGCGGTGAAGCTGGCGTGGCGCCCGAGGGCGTCCAGCCTGTAGAACTCCTCCCAGGTCAGGCCCTCGTGCACCATGCGGGTGAACACGCTGAGAACCTCGCGCGGGATCATCCGCCGCGTCCCGAAGAGCGGCTCGATGAGCGGGTTCACGCGCGGCGCGTTCTCATCCGCTGCCCCGAGGATCGCCATGTGCCCGGCGGCAGCGGCCTTGCCGGCGCTTTTTATCGCGCTCTCCCGGCCGACTAGATACCCGACGATCAGGTCGTCGTTGAGGCGGTCCCGCAGGCTGATGCGCATCTCCTCCGGCAGCGCCCATTCATCCCAGGGCAGCTTCGCCGGGTCGCCGACGGGCTCGCCTGCCTTGAGGCTGAGCTTTCCGGCCTGCTCGATGATCCAATCGCGGGTGAAGTCGGGTAGATCCGCCATGAACTTGGCGCAGGCGGATACTCCCCTCTGCATGAGGTCGGCGAGCGTCCGGCTGGGCAGTTGCCCCTCGCTGGCCGCCAGGCCATATACGCGCGCCCTGGCTGCGAAGTCCGCACTCATGACGGGGTGAGCATCGCGCCCGGCGAGAATCGCCTGCCCTGCCCCCTGGGTGAAGCCTGAGGGGGCGGCGAAGGGATTCGGCGCGGGTGCCGGCGGCATGAGCACGTCGTCCTCTGCTGTCCCGGCGGGAAGCTCGGGGCGGATCAGGTTGCTCTCCGCGTAGACCTGCGCCTTGCTCAGCGGGAGACGCAGTTTGTTCAAGGCCATGTCGAACTTGTTCAGGTTCGCCGCCGCGTCCTCGGGGGCGTCCACGTCGATCTGATAGGTTGGGTAGACGCGCTGGCCGGGCGCGAAGTTGAGGTCGACGATCCAGCGCAGCAGCGCATTGACCGTCTGGCATAGCGCCTGCGCATCCTGGGCGATGATATCGCCGCGTACGAGCAGATGCACCTTGCCCAGCGAATACGACCCGGTGTCACTCTGCTGCGTCGTGAGCGTCTGGCCGAGCACCAGCTTGCTCTCGGCAGCATCGAGATACTCCAGGAACGTCTTGTATGAGGAGACGGTGCCCACGCGCTGCGCCTCGAAGAGGTCGACGGCGACGCCCTCGGGGATCAGCAGCCCCGTCTGTTGCTGGATGCTGCGGATGATCTTGCGGTAGTTCTCTTTCTCGCTGTCGGTGGCCTGCGCGGGGTGCGTGAGCTTGACCGTCGGGCTCGCGTACTTTTCGTTGAACAGCTGCCACCAGAACAGCGCGTCGCGCTTGAAGAGGCTATGGAAGTACGTGCTGCTGGCCAGCCCGGTCCCGTACGGGTTCTCGTATTCGCCCAAGGGCGTGTGCACGATGAACGTTCGCTCCGGCACCTCGACGCCGTCGATCATCGCGTCCGGCGTCAGCAGGCGGAGCTCGCTATCGGCGTTGAAGAGGAACCGCCGCGGGTGGCGCTGCATCAGCTTCAGCGGCCGCACCGTCTCGCGGCTACCGCCTCCGGGCAGCTCCAGGCTGTCCAGCGTCCATAGCACCTCGTGCACGCTCAGTCCGAGGTAGATGGCGCCCTGCATCTGGCGCAGGTCGGTCTCCCAGCCTTCGAGGGCGTGGACCGCCGCCCGCGCCAGCTCGGCGCAGGCCATCCCCGCCGGCGTCTCGTTGCCCGGCTGGATGGCGCGCGGCGCCGCCAGCACCGCGCCGATGCGTTGCGCCAGCACGCTCTGGAGGTGCAGATCGCGGGTGCGGATCTCCTCGTACACGCCGTAGGGATATCGGTACTCGCCATGCTTGGCCTGGGCCCTCGCCAGCGTCACGTCGGGATTCGGCAGGATGTCCAGGTATTCGGCGCCCGTCTCATAGGTGTCGCGCTTGGAAGGCGCCACCTCGATTCGCAGTGCTGGGCGGGGCGCCGTCGCGGGGGCGCTCTGGGCCGCGAGGCTCTTCTGCCAGGGCCAGCGCATCATGCCGGCGCCTCGGTGGCGCGGCATTCCGTGGCCGCGGCGAACATGCCCTGCTGCGCGCACCGCTTGCGGGCGATGTCGCAGTAGTGCTCGTCCAATTCGATGCCGATCCAAGGCCGCCCCACGCGATTGCAGGCCACGCCCGTCGTGCCGCTGCCGAAGAAGGGGTCGAGCACCAGGCCGCCCGTAGGCGTCATGGTGAGCTTCGCCAGCCACTCCATGAGCGCCAGCGGCTTGACCGTGGGATGGTCGTTGCGATACCCGCGCTGCGACGTTTGCGAAGCGCGCGGCGATTCAAGACCAGCACTGCCAGGTTGACGCCCGGTGGTTTCGGCGGCAGAGCGCGTGTCCAGCGCGCCACACCCCGCGCTGCGCTCGGAGCTGCTCGCCTTGGCGGTGTAGAAGAACCGCGAGGCGCCGCCGGAATCGAACTGACCTCGGTTAAAGGATTGCTTCTCCTTATCCCAATTCTCTCCCGGCTGAAAGCGGTATGCCGTGTTCGTAGTCATGCCCATTTGGCCACTGATCACCCCGCTCGCCTCGTCCAGCAACGCGGCGGCTTCCTCGTCCAGCACCACGTTGGCGGGCCAGCGGCCTACATTCGTATCGAGAGGCTGACCTGGATAGGTGCGTCCCATTGCTCCAACTTCAGTCCGCCGGGGTATGAACGTTCCACTATGCAGTGTGTTGCACCGCGCCATGTCCGCCGCGTCCTTTGGCGCTGTCGGTATCCGCGTCCCGTCGATGTTCAGTCCCGCCACGCCATGCTTGAGCGCGTTGGCGGCGAACGTCGCTTCGCAGCGCTTGCGCGCCATGATGATCGGCTCCCAGGCGGGCTTGAGCGCCGTGCCCCAGCCGTCCCAGAGCTTCGCGGCGTCGGTGGCCGGGATTGACGTGCGGCAGTTGCGCTCGACGCCTTCAGGGTCGGTCATCCATGGCCGTATCCAGCCGGGATGATGGCCTTCGCTGGTGCGAGTCCCGAGCTTCAGAGCGTTTGCCTGGCGCGGTCCGCGAACATCTCCGAGTTCCCGCGCCGCGCCCGCCGCCTTGTCTATCGCCTTGCTGATGTCGAGGCTCTTCGGGAAGCCGCTGCCGTAGAGCCACATCAGGCAGTCGGTTATCTCCCAGCCCGCATCCTCGATGGCGCAGGCGAGCCGGTGCCAGGTGCGCGTACCGCCGAAGCACATCATCATGGCGCCGGGCTTGCAGACGCGCAGCAGCTCCGCCGCCCACGCCTGGCACCACGCTTGGTACTCGCGGTCGCGGCGATGGTCGTAGTCCCCGGCGATCATCGCCGATCCTTCGCGCTGCCCGATGCAATCGATCTCTCGTTGCTTCTCAATGCGCTCCCGCCTGAAGCTATCCCACCCCTTGCCCATCATGCCCAGGCCGTACGGGGGATCAAGGAGGGCCGTGTCCACGAAGTTGTCCGGCCAGCCGCGCATGACTTCCAGGCAGTCCCCCTGGTAGACGCAGTTCGGCTCCGGCTGCGTGTTGCTGCCTTCTGCCATCTGCCTACTGCCAACCGCGAGACTCACCACTCCTCCCCGATCCCGGCGCTCGCGCGCTCCACGCCGCTCGTCTCCGGCGCGCCGGCGGGATGGCGGTGCTCCAGGGCATCCTCGCAGGCCCCGCTCACGGCGTCGAGCAGATCGTCGTTGCGCCCCAGCGGGTACGTCTCCGCCTCATCGATGAGCGCCTGCTGAGTCGCATCTTCGAGATTGAACTTCACCTTGTCGTTGCCGACCAGGATGGCCCAGCTCTCCATGCGCTCGTGCTTGCCGCGCGTGCTGTTCACCGGCTCGACGCGCATCGCCCGTTCCTCCAGCACGCCCTGCGCCAGCCATACCTGGCAGGCGTTGCTCTCGATCCTCTGCTTCAGTGGGCGCCAGTCGTCGTATTCCTGATGGCAGGCGTCCACCTGCGCCCGGTAGGGGCCACGCAAGCGGTAGAGACCGAGCAGGTACATCACCTCCGTGCGCGGGTCGATGCCGATGGTGGCGATCGCGCACCAGTCATTCGCATCCTGTTTCGCCCCTCCGGTGGGATCCACGCGCTGGACTACCAGCAGCCGCGCGCCGTTGTACTCCGTCCCGCCGTCGCTCGTGCGCGCCAGCAAGGCCCGGTTGTATCCGTTGCGCGTGAACTGCTCGCGGAAGAAGATGCGGTCGCTCTCCGCTTGCGGCTTCAGCAGCCGCTCGATGGCGTAGGCGCGCGGGCCATGCTCCCTTTCCAGCCGGCGGCATTCCTCGAACGGGAACATCTCGGGCCAGTTCGGCTTCTGCTCGCTGTTCTCGACTGGTACCTCCGGCCCTTCCCAGCCCTTGCCATCTGGCGGCGGCTTGCGCAGCCAGCTCAGCAGGCAGTCATGGGAGAGATAGGTGCCGAGGAAGACCATCGAGGCGCCGGGTCCGAGACTGCCGATCACGTCCTCCTCGATCCACTGCCGCGCGTTGCGCATCTGTTCAGGCGAGCGCGCCATCTTGCGCGTCTGCGCGTCGTCGAGGATCACCAGGTCCGGGCGGTACCCCTCATAGGACTGTCCGCGGATGTTGCCCCCTAGCGGCATGCCCGCGATGCGGCAGCCGTTGCTCAGGATCACTTCCTTGTCGGTGTATGAGACCCATTGCCCCTTTTTGTCGCGCGCCGGCTTGAGGCCGGGGTAGTCCGCCATGAGACGGTCGTTCAACTCCAGCTCGCGTGTGACGTTCCGGACGCGCGTGAGGTATTCCTTCTCCTCGCTGGGCGCGCCGATCACGACGATGTTGCGCCGCTGCTCCGTCGCCGCCGCATACAGAGATAGGATCTCCGTCCCGTAGGTGCTCTTCGCGAAGAGCCGGGCATAGGCTCCGGCCATCTGCGCGTTGGCGGTCGAAACCGCCCCGTAGAGCCGCGCCGTGAGCTCGTGGTGGAACCATGCCGGCGGCACGAAGAGCTTCAGCCGGTCATTCTGGCGGACCATGCGATGCTGGAAATACGTCAGCGCGAACCGCATCAGCGGGTCCCGCGCCATCTCGATGCGCGCCAGGTATGCCGCGCGCTCGAGCCGCTGCAGGTTCTCCCGCACCTCGACGTGGACCTGCGTCCGCATCTTTTCACCCGCAACTGGCAACTGGCAACCGGCAACTGCGCCCTTCTCAGGCATTCGCCACCTCTATGCCGGCGCCATAACCGCGCAGCTCGGTGAGCAGATGCTCGCTGCGGCTCAACAGCGCCGCCGTCTCGTCTGCGGTCGGTGCCAGGTCGAGCGGTGTCTGCCGGGCGGCTTCCTCGACTACGGTGAGCATCAGCACGTCGCGCGCCAGCTTGACCGCGCCGATGAGGGTCGTCTGCATCGCCAGCAGGCCAGCGGCAAACCCGGCCCTCATCCGGCGCCGCGGCGCGCGCGGCTTGAACTCCGAACCGAACTCGATGATCTGCTGCTCCACCGTCTCGACGTGCTCGACCGAGGGGCAGAGGAAATAGTCGTCCAACAAGTCCTGCACCCGTCCCAGGTTCAGCGCTGCGCGCTTGACGATGGCGTGCAGCTGCTCGCCCGCCTCCGCGCCCCGCTCCTCCTGGAGCTCGCGCAGCCGGCGGCACGCCGCCTCCCGGAACGCCTGCACGTAGTCGGTGAAGCGGATGCCTCCCGGCAGGCGCGCGCGCGCGTGGTTCCTGCTGAGCGTGTCCGCGCGCAAGTCCACCGCCGGGTGCGCCGCGATGCTCTTCCAGGCTAGGTTCTCGGCATGGAGCTCCGCGGCGATGAGCCAGCGGTATGGCAGGAGCTCGCGCTCGGAAAGTCCGAGGTTCGCGTAGACATCGGGCCAGGGGAGGGGCAGGCCTGGGAACCCGTCCTTTGGATCTACGCGGGGGCAGCGGAGCAGCAGCAGCCGGTCCGCGACCTCGCGGTGCTCCAGGGGCAGCGCTGCGGCCACGGCGCCTTCCGCGCTCATCGCGACCTCGCGGCGAAGGAGGGTGACAGTAAGGCGGCGACCAGAGGATCCCGGCCTGTTCCCTGTTCCCTGTAACCCGTAACCTGACTTCGGGGGGCCCCAAACGGCGGATGAAGTATGGGTCTAATGCGGACTAGGGTAGAGCGGGCGCCCCTGCCCGCCTCCCTCTGTTTAGAAGAGGCGCGGCGGGACGAGCCTACCGGGATGGGGCCACCATCCAACGAGAGGCCGGTCTCGCAAGTCGGCGGCTTACGGAGCGGGCCCGCCGCACCCCAAGGAGGAAGGCATAGGACTGCCATCGCTCAGCTTATACAGCATCTTGGGGACAGTTGGGGGATAAACCGCACAGATGCGGAATAACCGCAAAGTGGCCATCCTCAAGGCTGGAAGTCGGCCTGAAGGCTCAGCACTCGGTGCATCCAGTATTGGCAGCTACGCTCGGAGGGTGCCCAGGGGCCATGCTGCTCCTTCAGCGCCCTAGCGATCTGCGCCGCCGTGCAGTCGCGGTTGAAGCGGTCGGCATAGATCTCATATACCGCCAGCAGCCGCTCGTCCCGCCGCGCCAGCTCCCGCCGCAGCGCCACGTCCCATTCCGGCAGCTTGCGGCCGCCGGGCCTCAGGTAGTCGTCAGCGGCGGCGCCTGGCAACTGGCAACTGGCAACCGGTAACTGGTTCTTCTGCCTCATCTCTCACGCTCCTCTTCAGCCCGCCGCTTCGCCCGCCGCTCAACCAATTCCTTATAACCTGTATAGTCCTTATGACACGATGACACCTTGTGACGCGTTATGTATATATTGCTTGTATGCGATTTAGGCGGTTATTGAAAGTCACTTAAGAGGGGGTAGTCGCACGCGCGGAAAACATGTGGAACGTGTCACAACGCGTCATCGTGTCACAAACGGGGAGGGGCGCGGGTCACAACAGCGGCTCCGCTCCCGGAGTCGGGATGTAGCCTCCGGCGTTGATCGCGATTCCCAGCCACCAACGGCTCAGGCCGCTGCGGTAGCCGGTGGCATCGCGCGGCACGTTGTACTTCAGGCTCAGAAGATCCTTCATCCGCCGTCCGAAGCGCGTCTGACTGAGGCAATATGCGCCGCTCTCCTCGCAGTGCTGGACATAGGCCCGGTATAGTTCGGTGACGGTACATCGAGCCTGCGGCTCGAAGAGACACCGAGCATCTGTAAAGGGGCGGAGGGGGTCTTGCTCCTCGAAGTACTCCGCCGTGGCGGTCTGCACGCTCGGCGGCGGCGCCAGACCGGACTTACCGTCGGCGACGCGCTCGTAGTACTCCCGCAGGCCGTCCAGCGCCCAGTTCAGGATGCCGCTCAACTCCTCGCGGAGCGTGCGCTTGAGGAAGGGGTCTCGGTCCTCGATGGCGATCGTCACGCGGAAGGGGATCAGGAGCACCCGCCGGCGCATCGCCTCGTCCACGTTGCGTAGTTCCGGCATATGGTTAGTCACCACCACCGGGATGAACTCCGGCACGAACTCGAAGAAGTTGCCATGGGAGAAGCGCGCGGCGATCTTCTCGCCGCCGGTCATTACCTTAACCAGGCTCTCCGCGAGCCGCTGCCCCTCCTCCGTCTCAGCCATGCTCACCAGCCGCGCGCCCTTGAGCCGCGCCAGCGCGAACACTTGGTTGTTGCTGCCGCCCTCCCTGGCCAGCACCGTCTCGCTGGTCGTGGTCGCCGCGTAGTCCCCCAGCAACTCGCTGATGGTTTCCAGGAACGTGCTCTTGCCGTTGGCGCCCGTGCCCCACAAGAAGGCGATCACCTGCTCGGGGTTGCCGCCGAACAGGCAGTACCCCGCCAGGCGCCGCATGAAGGCGATGAGCGCCTCATCCGCTCCGAAGATCTCGGAGAGAAACATCGTCCAGCGCTCGCAGGGCGCGGCCGGGTCAAAGACGACCGGGGCCAGCTTGGTGATGCGCTTGCCTGGATCATGGGGTAAAGGGGGTGAGGCCAGGCCCTCGGCGCTCAGGTTGAGGAGGTGGCTCTGCACGTTCAAGAGCAGCGGGTCGGCGTCCAACTCATCGGGCTCGACGGCCACGCGCCGGTCGGCGGCTGCCAGGCTGAGCAGCGCCTCCATGCGCTGGCCACCGAGCGTCTGGCTCGCCCAGTGGCAGCACAGTCCGCGCGCGTCCGCCGCCGGGACCTTCTGCGTCTCCTCGGTGCCGGCGGCCTTGGCGTTCACATCCTCGCCCCCGATGGCCAGGGCCTCGCCGCTCATCTGCCGGGCGCACTCCCGCGCCAGGTCCCGCGCGCGGCGCGTGGTGTCCAGCCGCCAGCGGCCCTCCGCCTCGACCCAGATGTACCAGCCGCCCAGCAGCTCGCAGCTGAGCACGCGCCCGCCGTTCAACTTCAGGAAGCGCTCGGCGTTGCCCTCGTCGGTAAGGTTGAGGAGAAGGCTCAGCTCGTAGCGGTATGGGTTGACCCCCGTGCGGCCCTTGACGGGCTCTCGCGGCCCACCGCTGACGGGTCCGGCCCCCCAGCCCCGATCAGGCGGATGGGCGGCGCGTCCGGCGCGTCCGAGCAGCCAGACGCTCCCCTGATTGAGCACCTTCTCCCCGAGCAGGCTTGAGAGCTCCTGCCAGCCCGCCACCGCCTGCCCCCGGCCCAGCTTGTCGTAGCTCGCCCGAAGCGCGCCCAAGCGGTTCTCGGCCTCGTCGTCGTGCGCGGCGCTGCAGAGCGCGGCCATCCAGGCTTCGGCGCGCTCGCGCGGCATCCCGGCCTTGCTCCACCAGCCGCCGAGCAGCATTGCCAGCTCGTTTCGCGCGCCGATCCGCCAGTGGCGGCAGAGCAGTGCCAGGCCGGCCAACGTCTGCGCGGCGTCGAAGAGCGCCTTGGCCTCGATGCGCGGCGGCCGCATCTCCGCGCCCTTGGCCCACTGCACGAGCTCGCCCTTATCCGCACAATCCAGCTCCGGCGTGCCCGGATGTAGGCTCGGCGGGACCATCGTCTGGCCGCCCGTATAGCGCACCTCGATGAGGGTGACTTTCTTCGGCGGTTTGCCCGGTTCCGGTTCCTCGTCAGGAATGATTTGATACCGCTTGGTTCCGGAGATGCGGCCCGGCTGTGGCGGGATCTCGCAGACATACCAGTAGTGGGAGAGCCCGGTCGACAGCCGGCCGTGCCGCATAGGGGTTGGGGGGAGGAGGTGCGGCGCCAGGCGCACCGCCGCCGGATCGTCGAGATCGACGTCGACGAGGTGCCCGCTGGCCTCGCCCAGGATCAGCCCTAGGTTATCGCCCGGCCGGAAAGCCTGCTCGATGTCGTCCTCGGCCAGGCGCAGGTTCGGCCAGTCGGCGACGCGGGGCGCTTTGTCCGTCAGCGGGATGGGAAACCAGCCGTGCCGCCGGTATTCAGCGGCGGCGCTGAGGATGAGCTTGTAGTGCTCTTGTTGGTTCACGTCTCCTCAGTGCGGGGAGGATTCCTCGTAGGGGTGGGTCCCAGCGCCCGCCCGCATTTAGATGGCGATGTCAAAGGGCAATGCCGCCCCGGTTTGACTGCCACAGGGCGCATGCAGGGCGGCGTTGAGTAGGTCTATGAAGCGCTCGATTTCCTCCCGTGGCGGCTCTATGCTGTATGGACCCGACCGGCGAGCAGCCCGTCACAGGGTTCCATGTCTTGTCCGTCCATTCCGTGAGGCTGTCGCCGCTCATAGCTCGCTCCAGAGCGTGATGCGCTCGCGGCCGACGTGCACCTCGTGCACCGGCCGCAGCTTACGCTTGATATAGCCTCCGTCCCAATCAGCCTTCGCGAACCCGTAGACCTCGATGCTGCTCTGCGTGCGCGCGCCGGCGGCGATGGGCGTCTCGCGGCTGATGGTCCCCGCGGTCAACTCCGCCAGCACGATGTCCACCAGCCGCCCCACCGTCAGATCCTTGCGGCTCATCGCATCAGCACCAGACTGCAGGCCTGGAGGAGTTCGCGCAACGCTGGCTCATATATCGACTTGACTAGTTGCCGCGGCGGGAATCCGTCCGGCATGCAGGCGGCTTGAAGTGCGTTGATAGCAGCGGCGAGGCGAGAATCCAGCCTCTCCAGCGGCGAGGGCAGCAACGGCGGGGATTTGACATCGAGGACCGGCAGAGGCGCTGGGAGTTCTTCAGGAACCTGAAAGCCGTGGCGCATGAGAGTAGCCCTTAGTGCCTCCTCAACCGTGGTAATCTCGGGCAGGATGCCCATGAGAGCAGCCCTTAGTGCCTCCTCAACCGTGGTAATCTCGGGCAGGATGCCCGCTCCACGGACATGGAGCGGGAAGCCCTCATATAGGCCGTATGAGAAGGTTTCGTGGCCGTCCTCGTAGCGCCACTTGGTGACCCGCGCTACCCGCTGCGGCCCGAGTATGTAGTCGGTGGCTATCTGTGAGGCGAGTTTGAATTCGGGCAAGATGAGTGGCTCACAGGCGAAGCCATCCTCGATCAGTTGATCCTCGATAGAGCGCTCGTCGCGATCTATGTGGGAAGGATTATCCCAGCACTGGCCGCATCGGCGGCATTGCAACGCGGGCGGATCGAAGCCTTCTTCGACCGGCGGGGTAAGGCGATCCCGAAAGTCGAGGTCGAAGGGCTCGACATGCCCATCGCGGCCGCAGGCCGGGCAATGCGACTCGTAATACCAGAGATCAACCACTTGATTCCTCCTTGCGATCCCGGTCGCTCTCCAGGGCGGGTCGGATGTAGTGCTTCCAGAGGCGCCGCTCGACTCTTAGCAAGCCGTGATATCCCGGCCGGCGCAGCTGGCGGCTCATGCCTTCCGACCCTCTCCGCGGAGCACCGAGGCATTGCGCTGCAACTCCAGCAGCCGGTTCGCTGGCATACCGTTGTTGCGCGCCATCAGCAGCTCCACCTCGGCACGCAGCAGCACGTCTTGCTCCCACCTCGCCAGCGGTACCACCCAGACATGCGGCACGCTGTGCCCCGGCCCGCCGTTCTCCGTCTTGCCGCTCACCTTGCGGCAGGCGAATCCCAGGTTCCGCAAGTCCCGGCTGGCGATGCCCGTACGGCCATAAACCGCCACCACGGGCCCAAGGCGCCGGTCGCTGCAACGGTGCAGCGTGAGCATCACCACGGCCTGGGATCTTGTAGGGGCGGACCCCTGCGTCCGCCCTGACTTCTCCGGCGTCTCCCCAGGGGCGGACCCCTGCGTCCGCCCGGCCTCCTCGTCCTGCTGGCAACTGGGAACCGGCAACTGGGAACTGCTCATTTCCTCAGCCATCCCTTGCCGGGTATCTTCGCCGCCCGGCCCAGCGAGCGGAGCTCGATGAGGAGCGCCAGGAGCTCGCCATGTTGATAGATGCCGAGATGCCCGGCGTTGAGGTAGGCCAGGAGCCGGTCTAGGCCCTGCGGATAGCGCGGGCTGAGGTTGGCGCAGACGTGGTCGAGCAGCAGCTCGCGGCTGGCTCGCACGTGTCTCTGCTGTGCCCGCAACCGCTCCATCGCCATCGCTTCCTGGCCCGTCAGGTGATATTCATAGCGGCGCGGCGCGGGGGAGAGTCCGGGGATGACGCTCACGCGCTCAGCCCCTTGGAGATGACCGCGAGTTCCTCCCGCTCCTTGAGAAGGGCGGCGCGGCGCTCGTCGACGACGCCTAGTTGGCGGACGACTTCGGTCAGCCGTTGCTCGACCATCTGGCGCATCTTCTCGGTCACGCTCAACTTGACCCGCTTTCTCCGCTCGCCGAGGACCTTGAACGGCGTCCTCTCACGGCTTCCCGTGGCGTCCGCCGCCGGTTCCGTCGCCAAGGCGCGGATGAAGATCCGACCCTTGATCTCCGGCTCCATGACGATGTCGGCGAGGCGGGTTGTGTCGTGCTGAAAGCCGGTATCGTCGGCTCGTTCGAAGTTCGCCGCCCTCCCTGGCGATGCCTTCCGCTGGCAGCGCCAGACATACGGGCCGATCTCGATGCAGCGCTCGAGCTCGCACTCGCTCAGCAGCCGCAGGGCCTCGCGCCGCGATTTGATTTGCATCCCGCCCGGTTTCATGGCTTCCCCCTCCCATCCGGGCCGATCTCCTGGAGCGTGGTCGCGTTCACCAGCTTTGCCACCCGCACGTCGCGCAGCCGCCGTAGCGCATCGGTCTCAAGGTAGGGACTGCTGGGCCTCGTGCCGAATTCCATGACGCGCTGCCAATAGCTCTCTCGTCCGTCGCCCTTCAGCCCTGAGGGGCAGGCCTCCTTACGGTACAGCGCCGAGCGGGTGACCACCAGCGCGCCTACCGGCAAGCCGTTCAGGATCGTGGGTCTCATCTCGCAACTCCCAGCAGCAGGCAACCAGCCGCGAAGAAGCCGAACCCGGCGACGAGGAGGAAGAACGTTCGCCCCATGACGCAGCCGGCCTGCGCCGCCTTGGCGTCCCGCATCGCCGCTCTCGTAGGGATGTAGCCATGCTTCGCCCAGGCATCGCGCTTATAAGCCAGCCGGGCCTCCTTGAAATCCTTGTCCGTCCGCGGCGCGCTCAT